TTCTTTGGGGATGCCGAGTTGATGGCCGGCTGCCGTTGGTCCGTATGCTTGGTAGACCTTTAGGGCTTCGGCGCGTTGTGCTTCGGTGTACTTTGCTGCTGGCACAATGCGCTCACCGCCTTATGTGTGATTGTCGAGTCTCAGCCGTTATTGGTTATGCGGCGAGTTCCATGCCGTCGATGAGTGCGACGCCGTTGCGGATGCGGTAGACGGCGGGCCATGATTCGGTGTCGTTGTAGTAGGCGAGCCCGAACCCTTGCTGCCAGTTCTCCACGATGCGGGCCGCTGTACCGTCAGCACCGATGGCGCCGTTGACCGAGGGGACGGCCCCATCTACGCGGCAGAGGCATCCGGGGTTGGCCGAGTACGACTCGATAGCCTCACCACGCGGGCCGATGACGCTGTGATAGGTGATCTCTACCCGGTGCGTGTGCCCTGCCCAGGTGTTGAGGTGCGGGACCTGGTGGACGTATTGGGCGGTGGTACTGCCCTTACTGTTCGCCTTGGTGCCGTGGATGTTGCGGGTGGTGTCGTTGTCCCAGTCGGTCGCGGCGGGGTAGGCGTCCACGTACCGGATGCCCAGCTCATCGAGCCGGAGCAGGGACGGCAGGCTCATGACGGGCCACGACTCGGGCATGTTCGCCCGCTTCAGTCCGAACGCGGCGAGGGCGTTGGCTTCGATGAAGTTCTGCATGCGCTTGTCATGGTTGCCTTCGATGACAATAATCTCGGCATCGGGACACATGGCGCGGAGTGTCGCCAGGAACTTATGCCCGGCGTCGATCGCTTCCTGCGTGGTGCCGGCGAACGCCGCCTCTTGGGCGAACCTGCCCTGTGAGGCGAGGTCAAGGAAGTCGCCGAGGATCTGGATCTTGTCGGGCTGCATCTTGAACGCGGCCCGGGTGAAGACGTCCATGGCCTTGGCGTCGTGGAACGGGTCAAGGGTGCCGTCGGGGAGGCGTCGGAACCCTATCTGCGTGTCAGCACCCTTGAGCGCGAGCTTCATGCCCCGGACGGGCTTGGGCGGCCGGGCGGCGATGGTCACCTGGACGGGGGCGGCCTGTTGGATGACGGGCCATGCCGGGGCGCCGTCACCCGCCTCAGTGATCGGGCGGACGTTGTTGAGTTTGTTCCAGAATCCGTTGCCGGTCGCGTTGGATGTCCAGCCCCAGGAGAACGTGACCTTGGACGGGTCCTGCCCGGTGGAGCGAATGAACGTGCAGTAGTCCTCGAACCCCCAGGGGCGTTTGCTGAACCGGGTGTAGTTCGATGAGCCGTCGGCGTTGTGCGTCTCCGACTCCCCGGCCTCCACGGTGTCCGGTGTCTCTGTGGCGTAGCAGACGCATTGTTCGGCGCGGTGCCGGCGGATTGTCCGGTCCCCGACCTGGTAGCCGAGGTCTTCGGCGTGCTGCCGGGACGGGGCCGCCGTGTCGATGCCGGGGAAGCCCGTGATGAGCTGTGCATATTTGCAGACCGCCACGGTTCCCCCTTACTAGGTTGGCCTACTCGCTAACCCGCTTTGTACGTCAGTGCGTCACTTGTCCGGGATTGCTTTCGTGCCAGTGAACTGCCGGGGCGTGAACCCGTGCCGCCTGCGCGGTCAGTCCTTGGTGCCAACCCCCGGAAGTTCTGCAGTCTTCCGGGGGCCGACGGAGGGACGGTCTTGACCCGCCGTCCCGCGGGGAACGAGGAAGCCCGCCGGCGTGGGGGACACTGGCGGGCTTCAAGTTCGCAGGTGCGCGGGTGGGGTCTCAGCCACTTCTCGCACCATAAGCAATACCTACGTTACAGGTCTTACCTAGTGTTGTCTAGTGTTCCCGTGTGTCTCAATTTCCAGCGTGTCGCCGTTCACCAGTTCGCCTACAAGTGTCAGGGGCGGCGGCTTGGCTGTGAACCGTAGGCTCCGGCTGATCGGGTCATCGGTTCGGGTGAGGTCGAGGTCAGCGGCGTCATACAGCTCCTTCGGCGTAATCGTGACATCACCACCGAGCCGGGCGAGAAGCGCGGCAATTATGTCTTCCTGCGGGCTCCTGCTCATGCTGCCATCCGTTCGCGCCGTTCGGCGAGGGCTTGTTTTGAGCGGTCCCAGAGGTTGCGGACCTTGCGGACCTGGTACACGGGCTTGTCGCCCCGGTATCCGATGGGGGTGAGTTTGCCCCGGTTCACCCATTGCCGGATGGTCCCCTGCGGGAGTGCTTCGCGGGTGACGGGGTCCGAGAGCATCCGGGACACTTCGGAGGCTGTGCCGGTGTGGTATCCGGCGGCGGTCAGGGCGCGTTCCCGCCAGTCCGTGACGTCCCAGGTCGCCCCGCACGTCTGGCACCGGGCCACCGGGCGGCCTTCGAGGGCGTAGACGGGGGTGCCGCATTCCTGCCCGCCCTCTTCGGTGGGGCAGATGCCGGCGAAGATGCGGGGCGCGGCCCGGTCGGTTGCCCGGTCGCAGTCCGTCAACGCCTCCCGGAGTTCCTGCTTCAGCACCGGCGCCCAGTCCCGGCCCCGTACCTCGCGGATCTGTTCGAGCAGTACGGCCGCGGCCTTGACCGCGTGGGGTTGCCGGTTGCCGAGGGCGTGGGTCCAGCCGGTGAGGATGACGTTGAGGGTGCGGCCGGTGTCGTAGGCCCTAGCGTTGGTCGGTTCCGACGGGGCGGAATGCCCGGAGGTCCCGACGCTGCCGTTGCCGACGTTCATCCGGGCCGCGGACGCCCAGACGGCCTCGACGGTGGCCTTGACCCTGCCAAGGTCGGCAATGAGGACATCCCGGCATCCCGGGCACAGGTAGATACCGTCCGGCTGGTTATCGCACGCCCCGCAGCTTGATCCCATGCCCCTATCTTAACAGGGAAGTTCCTTACTGTTCCTCACTGTTGGGCGTGTCGCTACAGTGCCCATTCCTCGTCATAGTCCGGGTGCGAGCTGTAGACCGCGGCGAGGGCCCGGAGCACCGGCGTGGTGGGCGGCTCGACACCGAAGCGCTTGACATACTCGCGCTCGGTCAGCCACGCGATCTCCCTCGTCATGCGGTACGTCATGCTTTGGGTATCGTTCGCGTCAAAGTCGCCGGATGGGGCTCGCTCGACAAGCACCGGCCATTCCTCATGCTGCTTGATGATCGCCCGTTTCGCGGCGCACTCAGCAAGGACGCGGGCAGGAGAGAATAGCGGGTCGGGGCTGCTCGCTAGGTAGGGATAGCGGGCCCTCGCCTCATCCTCGGCGATGCAGGCTTCCAAAAACTCAACAATCGTCATGCGCTCATCCTTCCAGCTTCACACGCGCACGTGTCGTCTTTGCGGCCGGTCAGCATCTGCTTGACCTTCCCGTAATCGAACGAGCCCGACGCCCAGTCGTTCTCCATCACGTACAGGGTTTGCTTGATCCGGCGCTCCGCCTCACACTCAGGCACGGGGACTCCGCTCTTGGTAGTAGTCCCGCCACTGCGTTAGGCCCATGAGCGCCTTGTCATCTTCGGTGTAGAACGTGATGGCCGCGTTTTCGATAATCTGCCCGAGGCGCAGGTTAGGGTTCGCCAGCCACAGCTCACCGAGGATGGCGAGGATCTCGGGGATGCGCTTTGGCTCTCGACTGCTCATCCGTGGTCTTCTCTTTCGTAGGTGTCGGCGCGTTCCTGGTCGGGGCCGATCCGGTCGGCTTCCTGCGCCCGGGCCTGAGCTTCGCGGAGGGCTTCGTAGTCGGTGCGGACGCTGCGGCTCATGCTGCCTCCCCGGCGGTGAGTGCGGCGCGTGCCTGCTTCACAGCCTCCCGGGCCTGCCGTGCATGCGCCCAGTCCCCGCCCCCCGCGGCAGCCGACACGGCGGCAGTGTACGCGTCATCAGCGGCGGCCAGATCCGCGGCGAGCTGGTCCCCGTCCCCGCCGGCCATGCTGATCAGGTGCTCGGTGTAGTCGCTCATGCGGAGGCCTCCGTAATAGTGGCGATGCGGTACTCCCAGTCAATGCCGGCGGTCTTGCAGTCCTCGCTCCACTCGCTGACGAATCCTGTAGCGGCGATTATGTCGAGGCCGAAGTCCCTGATGAATCCGCCGTCCCGATCCACGACGACGTAGCCGATTATCCGGGGCTTCGTGTAGCCGGCGGTGAGGATCGCGTCGGCCATAACCTCGTAGTGCTCTACGCGACCTTGGAAATTGTTCGAGTCTTGGAAGTACTCCCAGTCCGCTATCGACGCCTCCCGCGGCTGGTTGCCGTTGTCGCCGATGAACAGTTCGAGGGCCAGTTCGTCACGGGCGCTCACGCGGCGTTCCTTGCGGGGGTGTGGTCGCGGATTTCGGCCTGGATGGATTCGTACCGGGCGCGGGCCTGGGCGGCTTCGGTGGAGGCTTGGGCGAGGTCCGCGTCGGCGCGTTCCATGGCTACTTTGGCGATGCGGAGCTGGCGGTACAGGACCGCGGCCTCCAGTTCGGGGGTGGGTACAATGGGCATTGCGGGGTTCCTTCCCGTCATTGCCCCGGACTGTCTTGAACCAGTCGCGGGGCTTCGTCTTTGTTCCATCAGTCTACAGCAAAGTTCCCTAGTGTTCCATAAAGTCGGGGACTTTCTCCGGCGCGTCTAACTCCCGGACGGTCAGGATCAGGGACGCCGCACCCTTCGGCCCTGGGAACAAAAACGGGCCCTCCACGAACTCGTTCGCATCATCCACGCACATCCCGTGATCGATGAACCCGTCCACAATCGCCTTAGCCGTCGGGTAAAAGTTCATCGCGTCGTACGTGCCGGCGCGCTCCTTCACGACCAGCCCGGTGATCTCCACCCGCCTAAGCCCCGTCGGCAGGCCAGCTGCCGCGGCCGCCGTGGCGGCGTTCTCCCGCCATCCCTTCCGGATCGGCGACAATACCCGCCAGTGGTCCCGGTCGTTGGAATTCAGGAACGGTTTCCGCTGGAACACCTTCCCCGTCTTGCGCTTCACGACCGGCTTCACCACCGGGGCCGGAACCGTCACCACCCACTCCCTCACGAGTAGAACCCGGCCGGCTTGCCGCGGTCCCGGAGCATCGAGTTATGCCCCAGGAAGTCCATCTGCGCGGTGCCCGTGATGCCGTGGCGGTTCTTCGCCACGATGAGGTCAGCCTCGTGCGGGGCTTCGAGCAGGTCGCGGTGCATCAGGATCACGACGTCCGCGTCCTGCTCAATCGCGCCGGAGGACCGGAGGTCGGAGAGCTGGGGGACTTTCCCGTCCCGCTGCGTGGATCCTCGGTTGAGCTGAGACAGCACAATCACCGGCACGCCGAGGGCTTTCGCCAGGAGTTTGAGTTTCCGGGAGTGCTCCGTGACGACCTCGTACTCGGACTTGCGTTTGTCCGGGTGCTCCATCAGGCCGAGGTAGTCCACGACGACGGCGGACAGCCCATGCTTGCGCTTCACACTCCAGGCGTGCCGGGCGACCTGCGCCATTGTCGAATCCGAGGACGGGTCAATGAACAGCGGCAGCGTGCCCCAGCGCTCCCGGGCGGCGGCCACCCGCTCCCAGTCGGCGTTCGTGAGTTTGCGGGCCGTGATCCGGCCCATGTCGACCTTCGCCTCCTGCGACACCATGCGGAGTTCGAGTTCGTCGTGGCTCATTTCCAGCGAGGTGAATGCCACGGGGCCGCGGTTGCATAGGGACAGTGCGGCCTGGAACCCGGCGACGGTCTTACCCACGGACGGGCGGGCCGCGATGATGTACAGCGCCCCGGGCCGCCAGCCCTGAATGAAGTGGTTCACGTTCTCCCACGGCGATTCCGTGTACGTGACAGGTGAATCCAGCGAGTCCAGGGTCGCGTCGATGGTTTCCGCGACGGGCCGGATGCTCGAACCCAGCCCGGACGTGACGCCGGAGAGCTCCCCGAGGGCTTCGTCCGTGAGGGCTTCAACGTCCCCGCCGCTGGCCGCCCGCTGCTGCAACGTGGACGCAATGCCCACGAGCCGCCTGCGGGCCGCCTCCCGCGCCACAATCGCCGCGTGGTGAGGTACTGCCGCTTCCGGCACGAACACGCCCACAAGGTCCCACAGCAGGCTAATGGGGACCAGCCGGCGCCCGGCCTCATCCAGCCGCAACGCCGCATCACCCACCGTGACCGGGTCCGCGGGCTTCCCCGACTCCACCACATCCCGGATCAGACCGAACAGCGTCTCGCCCTGCAACGTCGAGAAGTCCCGCGGTTCGAGGCTGATCTCATGCAGGCACCCGCCCGCCGATTCCAGTAGCGCGGACAGGACCGCCGACTCCGCCGCGATCACTTGATGGCCTTGGGGGTGCCGAGGGCTTCGAGGATGCCGATCGTGGATGCCTGGTAGCACTCATACGCGGCGCGGTCCATCCTGCCGTTCCGGATCTCCCCGTACAGGGCCTTGTTTGCGGCGCTGTAATCGCTGCAGGTCTGCTCGTCATGGTCACTGAGCCGGGGCTGGGCGCCGAACCCGTCCATCCGGGCCCGCTGCGTCAACAGGACCCGCTCCACGATGTGCGCCGGCATGATCCACGCCGTAGACGTGCGGAAGTAATCCGTGACCGCCGCAAGGCAGTCCGCGAGCGTGTACGGCTCCACCACCTCGGACCATGCCGAGAGGACAGCCTCGTCCACATTCCGGTTGTCAAAAGCCTGGATCTTCGCGAGCAGTGCGCTCGTCTCTTCAATACGCATGGGGGTTATCCAATCGCTAGCTGGTCTTGGGTGCCGTCCTGGACTGCTTGGAGCCGGCGGCCGATTTCAAGGGTGGACTGCATTTTGTTCATGGTGGTGGGCTTGCCCTGCGGTGCGCGGTCGGCGGCGTTCATCATCCAGTTACGCCACGTCGCAACCCAGTCGAGCTTCACGCCCTTGGCGCCGGCGAGTGCCTGGTAGTAGTTGATGAACTTCGCCGTCTCCCGCTGGCCGTCAACGCTCGGACAGTTCGACCGGGCCCACGCCACCATCGCCGGGGCAACGGTGAAGTCGGCGGGGATTCGTGAGCCGCGGCTACGCGGCATAGAAGTACCGTTAGGTACTTCATCTTTATCTTCATCTTTATCTGCTACAGGTTTGCTAGCCGTTTGCTTAGCATGTGAGCTAGCACTTGCTAGACCGTTTGCTTTCGCCCTGCCACCCATCGAACCGGCCGCCGCCCGCTTGTTCCTGCGGATTTCGACCTGTTCGGCAGACTCCTGATGCTCCAAATAGTCGTGCATTTCGTAGCCGTTTTCCGACTCGCCCACGAAGCCTACTGTCAGCAGTTCTTTTCGGGATTTTGCCGAAAAAAGCTTCAAAAACTGTGCTTTCGTGAGCTTCCCGTCATTGAGGTTCCTTGAGCAGTAGCACCAGGCCTCGATGAGCTGCCGGAACGCCTTGTCGGAGAGCTCGATCGCCTTGGGGTGTTCGGGGAATCCGTTGTGGAGCTTGAAGAAGAGGCGCGGGTCCGAGGCCATCAGGCGGCCGCCTTTGCTGTGCGGTAGCCGCGGTGCCGTTCGGTGTGCGCGGCCCGGCAGGGCACACACGTCGGGGTCCCGGCGCGGAGGTGCCGCTGGTAGCCCTGGGGGGTGCCGCAGCGCCCGGGGCTGAACCGGCCGTCGGGACGTGTTACGGGCTCCTTGGGGTTCGCTGCCCGCCACGCCCGGTGATAGGCGGAGTTCGCTGCCCGGCACGCGTCACAAATGTCCGTGCCGTAGCGGCGGTGCTGCTTGTAACCGGCATGGGTGCCGCACTTGGACGGGTCGAACACGCGGGGCCGGGCAACCGGGGCGCGGACGGGGCGGGGCTTGACGGGGGTCGGGGTGAGCTTGACGGGCGCCGGGGCCGTGTCGCGCAGATCGGGCTTGCCGTTCCATGTGTACGCCACGGTTACCGCCCTGCCTTGATACCAATGAGGGCCGCGAGGATCGCTTCCGCCAGCAGCGGGGGGACCGCGTTACCGATCTGGAGGAACTGCTTCGTCTTCGTCCCGCACCACACGAACGGGCGCTCGAAGGTCTGGAGGGCGGCGGCTTCGTCGATCGTGGCTTGGCGTCCTTCCGGGTCGCGGTCCTTCGCCCCAATCGCACGGGTCGGGCGGGTGCCCCATTCGGCGTTTCCAGCGCCAGTAATCGTCGGTGCAGGGGATGTTATCGGGCGCGGGTCGACGACCTGGCAAGTTGTGCCGGACGCCGCCAGGTGCGTCGGGTAGGACTGCAGGGCGGCGGCCTCTTCGGTAGTGAGGCGCTCCGTGGATCCAGTCCAGCCGGGAGAGCCGGTGTAGCGCTCGTGGTACTTGGCGATCGGTTCCGCGCCGCCCGCGTCCGTGCCGCCGCCCGTGATAGTCGGGGACGGGCGGGTCGTCATGCCCCGCCAGCCGAGCGCCTCGGCCATGCTGACCCACTTCTTCACTCCCGGGTCGAGCTTGTCCGGGGTGCGGGAGTAGTAGCGGGAGTGCGTCGGGGTGGGCAGGTTGACGGGGCCGCCGCGACGGGCGACAAGGATGGCACGCTTGCGGGTCTGCGGGACGCCGTACTGCTCCGCGTTCAGGACCTCGACCTTGACCTGGTAGCCCCAGTCGCGCATGACCTCGGCGCACGCTTCCCACACGGGCAGGACGGTCGGGACCTGCTCGAAAGCGACAAGCCGGGGACGGTCGCGCCAGACGTAGGCAAGCGGGGACAGGACGAGCGCGGTCCTCATGTCGTGCTGTTCACCGAAGGCCAGGAGGGCGTCAGCGTCCTTGTAGGCGTGCAGCTCGATGGCTTCGAGGACCTCGTCCAGCGCTGCGCGGCCTGCGCCCTTCCCGGCGAGGCTGAACGTCTGGCACGGCGGGGACGCGATCAGCAGGCCGTAGGGCCCGTAGGATTCCCGGTGCTGTTCGGCGGTGAGCTGCAAACCGTCCCACACGTCGTTATAGATGGTGTCCATCCCGTTCGCCGTCCGTGTCGCTACAGCCTCGGGCATGATCTCCACCCCGGCCTCTTTGATGCCGAGGCGCTGGCAGGCCACTCCCCAACCACTGCCCGCGAACAAATCGAGGGCCTTGATCCGGGCGCTCATGCCGCGTCCCGGTTCAGGTAGTTGTAGGCGCCGGAGCGGGTGAGGCCGCCGAGGGCGTCGCCGAGCTGCTGGAACGTGGCCCCGTCGTCGTGGGCGACCTGGGCGGCGCGCTTGCGGAGGTCCTTCAGTGTTTCGTAGACGTGAGAGACATCACGCAGGATGGTGAGAGAATCTTCGGCGGGCGGCATTGCGGGCACGCCGGATGAGCGGTTATTGTTCATTTAGAACCATTCCCCTTAGTAATGGTTGGGCCCGTCAGGTGGTTGGACACCGGCGGGTCTTTCTTTGTTTTCGTACAAGTACAGTCTACCGCAGAGTTACGTAGTGTTCCGCCGTTTCTACCTAATGACACGCCGGTAATTTACTTAGTTCCCGTGTCGAGTTACCTACTCATCCCCGGGCACGCGAAAGGACCCGCCCGGCGTGATGCCGAACGGGTCCCAGGTGCTGCGGGGGCTAGAACGGAGCCTCTGCGCCTCCGCCGTTGCCCCAGGTGTCGGCCTGCGCCGGCTGGTTGCCCCAGTTGCCCTGCGCCTGCCCGCCGCCGTTCTGCTGGGCGCGGGGGATGATGCCAACCTCGCGGGCCGTCAGCTCCAGCGACTTGCCCTGCGTCCCGTCCTTCGCCTCATACTCCCGCAGGCGCTCCTGCCCCGTGACGAGGACGCGGTCGCCCTTCTTCAGCACCTCGGCCAACGCTTCTGCCTTCTTCTCCCAGACCGTGACCCGCCGCCACGTCGTGCCGTCCTCGTCCCAGCCGCCCTGCGCGTTCTTCTTGCTGTGGTTCTCCGCGAGGGAGAACTCAAGTACGGCCTTGCCGGCGGGCGTGAATTTCATCTGGGGTTCGCCAATGTTCCCGGATACGGTGATGTCGCTCATGGTTATGCTGCCTGTTCTGTGAGGGTGTATTTGCTGAGGTTGTCGGGGTGGAAGCCCTGCCAGTGCAGATCGGTTTCCGGGGTGCGGCCGGAGACGACGACCACGGGGACGCCTTCATAGCCGAGGGCCTTGATCGCCGCGAGGTCCGCCGGGGAGGTCGTGACGTCCACCGTCTGGTAGTCGACGTCTCGGTTATCCAGCCACCGCTTCGTGGCCCGGCATGGCTGGCATCCCGGCTTCGTGTAGAGGGTGATCATGCTGCTTTCCGTTCTGTGGTGGTGCGGTTGTAGATGTTGTCGATGAGGTTCCAGGTGCGCGTTGCGCAGTCGAAGAATGGTGTTTCTTCAGGGGAATCCCAGCGGGAGAGTTTCCAGCCGTTATGCCGGGCGAGCGTTGCCCACTTCTGGTCAGACTCGATCCGGCCGTTCATCTCCGCGCACATGACGATGACGTTCGCGGGCCGGTCGAGGGTCTTTGATCCGCCCATGCCGCGGTTGATGCGGTGCTGCGGAACGAAGGTGTCCTCCCGGCCCACACACCCGCAGGGACAGTGCATGTCTCGGGCCAAATACAGGGCGAACTGGCGGCCGTTCACGCCGCCATCGCCTGCCCGGCCGGCTGAGCGGCCCACTCGGAGCGGATCGCGGAGTTCAGGGAGCGGCCGATGTCGAGCCGGTCCCGCAACACCCGAATAGACTCCCGGGCCGCCCGCAACACCTGGTCGGCGATCTCCACGTCAAGCTTCTGCATCTCCGTCGCAAGGACGGCCGTCTGCTTCCGCAACCCCTCCGCACCGGTCGCCGCGATGAACGCCCGGGCGTAGGCCACCTCGTAGCGGGACCGTGCCCGGACCGCCGCTTCGTCAATGTCCCGGATCTCGATCTGCTTCGCGTCCAACTGGCGGCCGAGGTTCGCCAGTTCCAGGATCACCTGGTTGGTGGTTGGGGTGCTCACGCGGGGACCTCCAGCAGGAACTCGGTCCCACTCTTGCCCTCAGACTTTGCGGCGGCCGCGATCAGCCGCATACCGAAGTCGCGGGCCTTATCGGCAGGCATCCGCATATAGACGTTGTTCGGCAGTTCCACGAGGACTGTCTCTGTGGCGCGGACGGGAATGATCTTGACGGCGTGCGTAACCTCGCTCATGCTGCACCGATGGCGAGGACGTCGGACCAGTTCAGCGCTCCGGCCCGGACCAGCTCTTCCAGCTTCTGATCCGCGTCACCGGACGGTTTCGGGGCGACAAAGGACGAACCGGTGACCTGTTCAATGCCGGGGATCTCTTCGCCGTCCGGCGTGACGGCGGAGCCGAGGGACTTGGCCGTGTTGAGCAGGTTCGTGTAGTGCCATTCGGGGACGCGGGTGATTGTGACGGTTTCGAGGATTTCGGGCTGGTTGGCCCGGATCCATGCTTCCAGTGCGTCCGGATCGGTGATCTTCCATGCCGGGGTCGGTTTGGAGCGGGTGATGCCGCCGAGTTCCACTTCGGTGCCGTCCTCCAGTTCGACGTACACGGCGCGGCGCTCACCGGGGCGCATGGGCTTCTCAATGACCTTGCCGTCTGCGTCCTTCGTGCCTTCGGCGTACTTGGCCTTCAGCGCGTTCTCCAGGTCCGCTACACGCTTCTTCAACAGGTACACGGCCATGTACTCGACTTCGCTGCTCATGGTGCTCATACCAGCGTCCCCTCCATTACGTTGTCGGCCTGTTCGGCGTCGGTGATTTTCTTCAGTTCGGCTTCGATGGCGGCGAACATGCCGTAGTCGTCGGCGAGTCCGGCGCGCCTGCCCTGGTTTCGGAGGGCTTCGAGCTTGGCCCGGTTGCCGACGGCGGCACGGTAGAGCCCGTTCCAGTCCGGCGCCTGCTGCTGTGCGGCCGCTTGCCTTGCATGGAGCGCCTGGGCGCCGGCGTCCTCGTTCGGGTTCGCCTGGGGGCGCTGGGCGAGCGCCTCGTCCGGGACCGCGGCCGATGCGTGGCCGTCGGCGTCAGAGTGCTGCCTGGGTGAGGTTGCGTCCGCGCCGTCGATGCCGAGTTGGCGCCACAGCCAATCGACGCTGAAGTCCTTGACCGGCTTCTTCTCGCCGACCGGGACGTCCAACTTCAACGAGCGGACGCCGCCGATGTAGGTTTCCCCGCGGGCGGGCATTTCCACGATCACGCCGACGTCGAAGGGGAGCGACTTTTGGGCCTTGACCTTGAACGTCTTGTCCTTCGTCGGCTTGCCGTCTGCGTCCATCACGGTCACGACGTCGAGACGTGCCGTAATGAGGGACGGGCCGTCATGGTTGCGTAGGACGTCGAGCAGGTCGTACCAGCGGCCGGAGGCACGGTTCCACAGATCATGCCCGATGGTCGCCTCGCCGTTGGAGCCCTTGCGGCGGGCATTGGCCCTCGCTTGAGCCTCATCGGACAGCAGTTCCCACATGCGGGTTCCGGAGTCCAGGATGATGAGGTTCGGCTTCCCGTCGATGCGAGGCTCTGCAGCCGCCTCTTCCAGCTTGTTGAGGATCCCGGCATAGGTGCCGTTATGCGGGGCGATCTCGAACCGGACGCCGGGGATGGCGCCGTACTCGTCCGGGTCATCCTCGCCGACGCCGATCCAGAAGGTGCGGCCGATCAGGTCAGAGGCGGAGGCCTTGGCGCAGGCGTAGGACTTGCCGGCCTTCTCCGCCCCGGCCAGGAGGGTGATGGGCCACGGCGGTTTGCCGGTGGGCTTGCGGGTCTGGATGCTCATCGTCTCAGGTCCTGTCGTTCTTGCCACGCTTCGATGCGGGCTTGGGTGGGGTTGACGTATCCGGAGGTCACGGCCTCGCGGGTGTCTGGGGTGGGGTCGGTGTGGCCGGGGCAGTAGCAGACGTCCAGCCGGCACGTGTCGCAGCGGTACAGGCCGCCGCAATAGCAGGCGCTCATCGGTCGTCCCTCTCGTCTTCCATGAGGCGTTCGCGGTCGTACTCGGCCCGATTGTCGGCCTCATGCTTGGGGCAGAAGTCGCCGTAGTCCTCGACTTCGTTCTCGCAGTACTCGTCCGGGGAGTCGAACGTCTTGCGGTAGGTCATCGCGGGGCAGTAGATCGTTTCGGTGCTCACAGCCCTGCCGCCTCGTCGTATACGGATTCCGCGGCCTTGCACGCGAGGCACGTGCACCGGCACGGGCGGGGGACGCGGCGGGTGATCCGGCGGCTCAGGGCGGCCTGCGCCCGGTTCTCCGCGGCGGCATCGGCACGGTCCGCGGCGAGTGCCCAGGCCAGCCAGACCCCGGCGCCGATCGTGGCGAGCATCAGGAGGAAGGTGTTCATGAGAGCTCCCAGCGGGTCTTGATGGTGCCGAGGGTGAGGGAGGTTTCCCAGTACAGGGTGAGCAGGAGCGCGTCCCTGACATGGTCCGTGTTGTCGACGGTGGCGGCCGCGTTGACCTGTAGGTCCGGGTGGGTGCCGTTCTCGATGGTGCCGAGCTCACGGGCGTAGGTGACCAGCTGGTCGATGTCGCACCAGTTGAGATCCCGGTCGGTGAGCCAGGCGAGACGCCGGGTGAGGGTCTGCAGTTCAGTCTCGGAAGGGCCGGTGAAGCATGCTATGTCTGCCGCGAAGTGCTTGATCTCGGCGAAGACGATGTGGTTGGCGAGGTTCTTGTCGAACAGGTAGGGGGTCCGGGTAGACTCTAGAAATGTCGTCACTGTGGTTCCAATCGCTAGTGATGGTGTCGAGGTCCGGGAGTTCGCGCTTCCGGGCCTCTCTTGTTGCTATGGGAACAGCTTACATGATGTTCCGTACTGTTCCATACATTTACGGGAAAAAAGGCAAAAAAATATAGGCGAGTCGCCGAACAGTGCGGAAGTTCCTCACAGTTGCTCCCACACGCCGACCGGCCGGCGCTCCACCACATACACGCCCGGGTGCGCCTCAACCCACGCCAGCGCCTGGCCCTCCGTGTTGAAGCCGATCTCCGCCGTCACGTCCCCGTCCATCACCGCGAACTCCCACCCCGCCGCCTTCACCCAGCCGAGCCGGAGCATCGCCCCGACCGCCGCCGCCGCCTGCAGGTCCAGCAGATGGTCCGGGGACCCCGCCGCAGACTCGGAATCGTTGATAGCCTGACGGACCGCCGCGTGCAGCTCATCCTCCGGGGTCACTTGGATTCCCCATGCTCGGCGCAGGCGGGATCAAGCCACGGATTTTCCTTGACCGGCCGACATTCTGGCTCGACCGTCCCACACCTCGAACACTCGGCAGTCGTCCACCCCGTGAACCCGTAATAGGCGAAGGGGTCTGGGTCGTCCCCGGACTTGAGTGAACTCTCCGGCACAAAACGCCCGCATGGGCAGAACCAGCGAACGTCACACCAGCTAGTGCAGGTGCAGTCGGTATCTGCGGCGCTCATCGTGAGGCCCTCGGCTGTTTCTTCCGGTAGTCCTCAACATCGGCCCACGGGATCCGGATGTGGTTGGACTGGTTGCCCTTGCCGGTCTTGTACGCGTTGGGGAACTCGTTGGACCGGGTCAGGATCCGGACCGTTTCGGGGTGCAGGCCGAGATGCTCGGCGACCTCGGACACTTTCGCGTCACTCATGCTGTTACCTCCTGGGGGATGGATCGGGCGAACTCGGCAGCGTCACGGATGGCGTCCTCGAAGCTCGTCCACGTCGCCGTGGTGGATGGGGTCTTGACGTACCAAAATCTGTGAGACGGGACCTGGACGAGGCAGCAGTCGTCCTTGCACTGGAAGACCCGGACCGGCCGCTTCATGCCCGGCCCCGTTTTGCGATCTCGCGTTCGATGTACCATTTCGCCTTCTCCAAGTCTTCGATGGCGTCGTGCTTCAAGTCGCACCGCCAGATGTATTTCAGGGCGTTGCCCAGGTTGAACCCCATGTGCTCCGTGATCTGGATGCACTCGATGCCGCTGGGGTGCCCGGTGTAGTGCGCTGGGCGGTTCACCGGGTCGGGGACGGTCGGGCGAGCGTGGCAGCCTTGAAGGTGAACTGGTGCCCAGCAAGTTATAAGCCCGGTGCATTCGGAGGTGCCCGGTTTCATGCCGCACTCCAGACACGGCAGGCCCCGCCGGAGCGGCCCGGGCGGCGACTGCGGTGGTAGCCGACGGCCCGGATCAGGCCCGCGTCGTGCGCCTCCCGGAAGAGCTTCCCCCACATGGCCGGCGATGGAGGCTCGCGGAGTTCGGCGCGTTCGGTGAGTGAGTACGCGTCAAAGGGCTTGCCCTCGGCGGCGACCTTCATGAGCGCGTCCATTGCGTCGGCGCTCCAGTCGAGGTCGTCCAGCACTGCGGCCCTCATGCCGTCACCGCCGGTTCGCACTGGCAGGAATCGTCCGGGTATTCGCACTCGGGGCAGTAGGTGATGTGCTCCGACCACTCGCCTTGATCATGGGAGCATTCCTCGCAGTAGGTGCCGATCTGCGTCCGTTCGCATATGCGGAGGGTGTCCTCGTTAGCCGTGCAGCCCTGCGGGTGGTCTTCCGCCCATGATTCGTAGGCTTCTGTTGTCTCGTCGTCCGGGACCTTGCACGAGCAGGCTTCGGCGTTCTCGTAGACGGGGTAGTCGACATTGTGTGTCGTCATGATGCTTTCCTCCTGCTGTATTCGGTGATGTCGTCTTCGGTGCGCTGGTTGCGGGCCTGGGTGATGATGTGGGCGAGTTCGTCCGGGGTCAGGGGTGTGTAGCGGAGTTTCTGCCCGGCGGTCGGTGAGCCCATGATGCCGCGGGGGATGGGCTGGGTGGACATGTTCCGGCGGGTAGCGCGCCGCTGCGGCTCACTCACCGGAGATCCGATACTGCGCGGTTGATGAGTGCGTTCGCTTCCGTCAGCCGGTTCACGACGCTTGAACGGCTTGCCGTTTGTCCCTTTGGTGGGCGGCCACCTTTGCGCCCGTTGGCGGCGTTGGCCTCTTGCCGCGCAATGACGGATTCTTTCCGGCGCTGGTGCTCGGCATGGTGGAGGATTACATACACGCTCCCCATGTCTTCCCAGAATCCACCCTCGAGCAGTTCGCGCACTGCTCCCGGCGTTTTAGCGAACCGGCGGACGTCGTCCTTTGGGATGACAAGGTCAAGCAGTCGGCGGTTGCTCCAGATCAGGCCATCCGTGTGGAGTCGGTAGGCGGCGTCACTGAGCTCCCACGTTTCATCGGCATAGCCGTCTGAGAGTTTCGTCCAGCTCATGATCCGACCTTCACGGCGGGCTTGCGGATGGACTCGGGCTTGACCCCGAGGTAGCGGGCGGCCTTGATGAGTTTGCCGTCGGTGAGGGCGCGGTAGCCGGATTCGATGTGGGCGATGCTGTGGGGGTGTTTGAAGCCGACGGCGGTGGCGAGTTCGGCCTGGGTCATTTCCTTGTTGAGCCGGAGTTGCCGGATGAGGCGGCCGGTCTTGGCGGGGTCATCGTCTGAGTGTCGGCGGGTGGATCGCCGTTTCTGTGGAGTGTTCATGAAAGGAACTCTACGGAACAATGCGGAAGATGGCAACCAACACGCCGGAACACTACGAAAATGGCATATGAATGACAGGTATGTAACTTTCGAACACATATTCGAACGAGTAGTCAGTTCCCCAAAAGCGCGTACTGTTCCCATGAATTAGCCACTTGTAAGCCGAACTTCCGTAAGACACGATGTGGAGGTGAAAGACGCAGAAGCACTCGAAATCATCGGCGCCCTCATCAAAGAAGGCCGCCTCCACAAAGACCTCCGGCAGCTCCCGTTCGCCAAGTTCGCCGAGGTCGACCCGAAGACGCTCGCGTCCATGGAAAAAGGCACCCGCGTGGCGTGGGAAACCAACCAGCGCAAGGTAGAGAAGGCTCTCGGTTGGCGTGCAGGTTCCATACAGGAAGTGCTCGATAACGCGGCGGACACCCCGAGGGAATCCGTGACGCTGGCCTCGATGCAGGAGGGTGCCGGCGAGGCGTCCTGGCAGGACCTGGACCGGGAGATTAACGGGGCGCCGGAACAGCCCGTAACACGGGCAAGCCAGTTGACGGACGAGGAACTGCTCGCGGAGCTTTCATATCGATTCCGTAACTATAAAAACAGGTTTCTTGGTGAATCGTAGAGGATCCTGCGGGCTTCACAGGTACAGCACATACCTCTGACAAATTATGGAACAGTGCGGAACCGTGTAACCTGTGTCTCGTCACCACGGCGGCGACGATTTCAGAGCAAGGGCACCATACCGATGTTGAAAGAAAAGCCCCTGGGGGGACTGCACGAGATCACCCGTTCAGCACAGATGCACGAACGCGGCCACGCCTACTACGGGACGGCCTGCGACGACGGCCCGGCGTGCGACCGGGCCGGGCGGTGGGCGGCGCGGCGCCTCATCACCCCGCGGGCACTGCTCACCGCCGCGAAAGACGAGTGCTGCACCCTGACCATCGCGGCGGCCCTGTGCGTCACCCGCACCGACGTCCTGCACTACCTCGCCAGCCTCGACGTGGACGAATGGCTCATCATGCAGCGCCTCATCGGGCACGAGCTGCGCTAATGCGGGTCGAGCTAGAGTGCGGGATTTGTAGCGGCGACGCGTCGCCGGCCGGAAGCCAGCCTTGTCACGTAGCTCTGGTGGATGCTGAACTGGGTCGCTATGTCCCGGCTAAGGACCCCGGCCATCGCGAGCCTTCGTATCTCGGCGACGTCGGTATCTGTCAGCTTATGCCTCGGCATCCGCTCACCGTTGGCGAATCGCTTCCTCGCAATGCTGTCATGCACGTTCTCTGCGATCGTCCCCGTCGTCAGGTGGGCCGGGTTTATGCAGGGCGGGTTGTCGCATGTATGCCTGACGACCTTCCCTGCCGGGATCGGGCCGTTGGCCGCCGTATAGGCGAGGCGATGTGCCAGCCACGCTACTCCGCACATCGACAGGTTTCCGTAGCCGTCCCTGCTGCGGCTACCCCGCCACTCATGGCAGCCGCTCGCGGTTACGGTCCATCCGATGAACGCAAGCCGCTCGGATGGGCTCAAGCCCTTGGGTGCCATTCTTCTCACATTATCGAGTCGGCCGGTGCGATTAAGCTTCGTGTAGTGCTTGTTGCACATGCCGCGAGCGTGCGCCGTCCGCTCGCATTCAGGCTGGGAGCAGGTAGAGTTCATGGTGTCGAACCTCCGATAAGGGTTTGGCCACGCTCCCGGATGGTTACAGCCATCGCGGGAGCTTCTTGTTCCCCTATTTTACCGCAAGTTCCGCACAAGACAGGGGAACTCTATGCCTAGAGTTGAGGACAATTGGGTAAAGAAGGATAAGACGCGCACCGCACTCTACGGGAAGGGCCTGCGCTGGCGTGCCGTGTGGACGGAGGCCGGCAAGGAACGGAAGCGCTCCTTCGCCGTCAAGGACGCCGCGAAGGCACACCTGACATGGGTGGAGCACAACCAGCGCTCCGGGACCTACATCAGTGCCGACCGGGGCCGGGTGTTCGTCCGGGACCTCATCGACGCATGGGTCGACACGCAGGTCCACCTGAAGCCGTCCACGATGGCGGCCACCCGCTCGGACGTCCGCGCCACGATCAAACCGTACTGGGGGGATAAGATCCTCGCCGACATCACCCGCGCCGACGTCCAGGCATGGGTGTCCGGGATGACCAAGGCGGCCCGCACCGTCGATACGATCTATGGCCGGTTCCGGAAGTTCCTGAACTGGTGCGTGGACGAGGGCAGGATCGTCACCTCACCCGCCAAGGGGGTGAACCTGCCCAAGGGCCACAAGCGGGAACACATCTTCCTCACCGTGCCCCAGGTCGGCCGGCTCGCCCGGGAGATCTCCCCGCAGTTCGCGGACCTCATCTGGTTCCTTGCCACGACCGGGCTGCGGTTCGGGGAGGCCGCCGAGCTCCGGACCAAAGACATCGACGTCAAGCGGTGCCGGGTCAGGGTGGCCCGATCCGTGACGGAGGTGGACGGGGCGATGGTGATCGGGCCGCCGAAGAACGGGAAAGAGCGCACCGTGCCGCTGACGGCGTTCATGGCCGAACGGCTCGCGGCCCGCCTCGAAGGCAAGGGCCGGGACGTGCTGGTGTTCCCGTCCGAGCGCGGCCACCACCTCCGGTCGAACAACTTCAAGACCCGCGAATACGACACGGCGGTCGAGGCGGCCGGCCTCCCGGAGGGCCTGTGGGTCCATGACCTCCGGCACACGGCCGCATCCCTCGCAGTCCACTCCGGCGCCTCCGTGAAGTCAGTCCAGCGCATGCTCGGCCACGCCTCCGCCGCCCTCACCCTAGACATTTACAGCGGCCTGTTCGACCAGGAGTTGGACGACGTCGCCGGGCGGATGGACGCCCTATTGGGAGACGCCAAAATGTCAGACCCTCGACTTACGCTGGGTCAATGAACCGCCCGCTCAAATGCTCCGGCTGTGGCATCGTCTACTTCACGGACGACATGATCAACCGCATGTGCATCCACTGCTACAGCCGTTGGATAACCCGCCTGCGCGGAGACGACCGATTCTATCCTCCGACCTACGTCTGCTCCCGATGCGCCGGCCGCCGCTACGTCAAGGGCGACCAGTTCCACGACCTCTGCGCGGAATGCTCCACCGTGCAGAATAAGTGGAACCTTACGCTTCGGGTCTGCGCTCACTGCAAGCGGCGCTTTCGCGGTCGAGTGAGGAAGGGGCGGGTGTACTGCAACGACATCGCCTGCTCTATCCTCCGTCGACGGGAGGCGCGAATGGTCATTGCCCGGCTGAAAGACTCGCACACGGCGCAGGAGTGGGCCGCCCTCGTTGAGCTGCACGACGGTACCTGCGTCTACTGCCAAGAGTCTCCCGCAACGAGCAAGGACCACATCGTCCCAGTCAGCAGGGGTGGCTCTGACGGCATCGACAACCTGGTGCCGGCCTGCTTGAGCTGCAACAGCTCCAAGGGCAACAAACTGCTCTCAGAATGGCTTCCTCAAAAAATCCTGATTTCGAATCTCCCTGAAACCTCCCTGGCTGCCTGAAAATCCGCGCCAGCACTGGGCGGTGCGCCACGTTTACACCGTGGATGTCATCGGTTCGATCCCGGTAGGACCCACAGAATTACCTACCCCGCCAGTCCGGCAAGTTCCGCGGATTGGCGGGGTTTTTCGTGCCACCGACGGCGTGTCGCGGCGGCCCGGATTCCCTAGGGCATTCCCGGTAAACCTAGGGAAGTTACAGCCCGTTTCAGTGGGCTGCCGGACCCGAACCGCCCTAAAACCTCCCTGGAACGACGAAAGGCCCCCACCCTCACAAGGAGGATGGGGGCCAGTTCGTTACTTGGGATCCGGGGCCAGCCAGGGGGCGAAGCGGCGGATCAGGTCGTCTACCGCGGGCAGGGCCATGACGCGGGTGATGCCGGCCGCGATTGCCAGCGACGTGCTGGCCCATTCCAGTCCGGGGTCGATCCCTGCGGCCTCGATGATGAGGGCCCACGCGGCGGCGAGGCCTACGAGGAACGCGAAGACGGTGCGGACGGTGGCCCGCCACGGGTAGCGCGTCTGGGTGGCTACAGGTGCTTCGTGGTCGCCCATCACTTCACCAGCCTTTTCGCGATCTCGTCCGCGACCTGCTGGGCGATCCCTGCCGGGATGGCCGCGGCGATGTCGGCGGGGGTGGCGTTGTCCAGGATGAGCTTCTGCGTCACCCTTCCCACGCCCTCGACCTGCTGCTGGGTGTTCCAGTTGATTGACTTCACGGCCTCGTCCATCTTGGCCCGGGTGACGAGGTGTTTGGCCTCGTTCGCGGCGTTGACTTCGTTGATGATCCGCTCAATGTCTGCTGCTGCCAATTCGTCCTCCTGTGGTGTGATGGTGCCTTGTAGGTTGATGGTGCCGGTCCGGGGCCGAATGAACCCGATGCATCCGCGGCGGGGGAGCTGCTGCTTCACGGTCGGGCCGGTCGTCCACATGGGGTACGGGTTGCCGACTTGCGACGGGGTGCTGTTCTGCGACATGCAGACAAGGTTGGCGCCCTGATCTTCGACGCCGACGGCAACGTGCGTCTTCGGGTACCAGACCGGGTAGGAGTCGCCCCACACGACGATGTCGCCGGGCAGCATCGTTTCGTTAGGGCCGACCAGTTCGTAGGCGGCGGCGATCTCCGGCGACTGAGGGAAGGCGTCAACCATGTTCCCGGCCCAGCCCGGCCAGCGGCCGTTGCCCCAGGTGCTGATCACGGGCAGACCGAGGGTCTTGGACCAGTGCGCGGCGAGGTCCCAGCACTGGGCGCCGGCCGCGCCGTCCACGTTGATGTACTGGCCCTGGACCAGCGGCATCCATAAGCCAAGCGATTTCGTGATGTCGAGCATGCGGTGCTCCTAGTCTTGGTCCGGTTCGGGTGGTGGCTTCTTGAGGACCGGCCACGGCCTCAACTCGCGATCGCTCATGCCGTGCTCGGTGCAGTCACGGCGGAGCTGGGAGGCGTATTCCTCGGTGAGGCGCCGGTTGTGGGCTTCGACGTCGGCGCGGGCGTCGGACAGGTCCGCTCGTTCCCGCTCTTCGCGGACGAGCGCCCAGGCCTCGTCGCGCTGCTGCTTCAGGCTGGAGTTCCGTGCCCGTTCGCGGCCGGCGGCGCCGCTCAAGTACTTCCCGAGTCCTTGGACGAGGGCCACCAGGAATACTCCGCCGCCGGCGGTCATGATGGCGACAGTCGCCTGTGTGGCATCCATAGGGCCTACTTTTCGGGGTCGTAGGCGTAGTGCCTGGTCTGGACTAGTCGGGCAGCGAAGGCGAGGACGGCGAAGATCACGAACGCAAGGGAGGCGACGCGGACGCTGACTTGGGTAAGTGGCACGCCGCAGATCGCGGCGCCGTAGACGAGCATCGCGAAGCCGCAGAGGATAGCCCCCAGCCGTTCGAGCCACCAGACGCCCTGCAGCACGGTCGCCGCGCCGATCCCGCCGCCGACGACAAGGAACAATGCCCAGCAGATCAACAGCGTCTGCCCGATCGATCCTTGGATGCTGTGGGGCGGGTCTATCACGACCGCGAGACCGAGGACGGCCACGGCGAGATAGGCGAAGAAGTAAATCGCCGACAGAGCACGGGGTTCCTGGACGCGGAGCCAGAGTTTCAGCAGGGCATGACGCATTGCGCCTCCTTGGGGTGGTTGGTCTAGAGTGGGCGCCCGTTGCGGGTACGCTTGCGCTCGTGAGTTTTGAAAATCAAATTTCTGAATTGCAGAAGCAGGTCGATGAGCTGCGTGGCCTTGTGGAGTCGATGGCTCCTAAGCGGGGGCCCAGGTTGTTCATTGACGACAAGGCCGTGATTGATCCGAGTTGCAGCCTGATCACCGGCCCAGCGAGTAACCGGATCATCGTTGGCCCATACTCCACGGTGAAGCGCGGTGCCGAGTGGACCGGTGTCATCGAGGTCGGGGCCCGGGTGTTCATCAACGCGTACAGCTTCATCCGCCCGAACGTGACAATTGAGGATGACGTGTCGTTGGGTCAGCACGTGCGCCTGATTTCCGACACGCACGACATCGGCTCCGACGCGTCCGGGCGCCGGACCGCCACCCCCAGGCACCTCCCGATCAGGATTGGGCGCGGGTGCTGGATCGGTGCCGGCGCAACAGTCCTCGGCGGGGTGACTATCGGTGAAATGTCCATCGTGGCCGCCGGTGCTGTTGTGACGAAGGACATGCCCGCCAACGCCCTGATCGCCGGTGTACCCGCGGAGGTGAAAGGGCACTACGTTGACGTTGACGGGGCTCCTGTCCTTCAGCGGGTGCCCGTGCCGGTTAGGTGACGTAGGCGAACGGGATGTTCCCTGTCGCCGTGATCGCCGCGGCCGTGGACGGCGTGGACGCGGCGTTGGTGAGCCCGGAGCTGCTGTCCCCGTTGAGTACCGGCGTGAGGGCGATGCCGGCCCCGGTGGTGGAGGCGATGCCCCGGACAGAGGTCGGCGTGGTTGCCACTTCACAGATGCCCACATAGTAGAGCCCGTCGGTCGGGACGGTGTACGTGCTTGACAGTGGCAGGGTGAGGGTTGACCCGGCGTTCCATGCCGAGGTGTTGTCGGCCGTGGTCCTGAGCAGGTTCCGGGATCCGTCGAACAGTGCATACCAACGGTTGGTCAGGGACGTTGCCGCGGTCCCGCAGAGGTACGCAATGTTCGTGACGACGGTCCCCTTCGGCAGCCACACGGCGGTGAGGCGCAGCGTGCCCGAGGTGAGTGCCGGAACAACAGTGCCCGTGATGAGGCGCCGATCCAGCGTCACAGCCAGTGCGTTGTTTGGGGCGAACCGGAGTGCCGATGCGTCCAACTGCGCCGGGGTGGCGACGGACGCCAACCTCGCCGGGAGGTTGGCGTCCTGCACCTTGATTTGCGCGGGGATTGTGTTGTCCGCCCCGACGGAGACGATGGTGTTGACCATGAGGTGATCCTGTCGTTAGATGGCGAACTGGTCGTACAGGCCGGGGCCCTGCGTGAAGATGTAGTCCCCGCTGAACCGCTGCACGGTCCCGGAGGGGATCGCGGTGCCGGCGGCGTAGGCCCGGTTGTAGACCTTCGTGATCGAGGCGTCCCGGTGCTGGAGGAATGCCTTCGTTGCGTCGGGGTTTTTGTTGCCCTTGCCGCGCCGGATGGTTTCCTGCGGGTTGGTGTACCGGACCGCCCCGGCCACCGTCTTGTTCGTGGAGGACAGGAACATGTGGCTCATGGCCGTGTCGTTCTCCGGGACGAGGTTGGTGACGGTGCCGGCGAGGGCCGCGCTGGTGGCGTACCCGTTACCGATGGAGGTCACGAGCTTGTCGAACAGGGCCATCGAGGCGGGGAGCATCATGTGGTAGTTGTCGCCCAGTTCGATGTTCGCCAGGGCCTTCCACTTGCCGTTCACCGTGACCTGCCCGGTGGTGCGGAGGATGTGGCTGGTGGCGAGTTCAACAAGGTTGGTGGATCCGCTGGCACTGTTGCGCCCGTAGACGCGCTGGACGAGCTCGAAACTCGTCAGCGCCCGGTACTGGTTCGTCGCCATCGAGGAAACGTCGATGACCGTGTCCCCGTCGAGGTAGACCGGCGCATCAGCCTGGAACATGGTTGCCACACTGTGGTACGGCATCCATTCAAGGTTCGTCGCGCCCGCCGGCTGAACCTGCATGGCAATGTCCATGTTCGACGCCGGCTTCAGCAGGATGTCTTTGTTGACCTGCCGGAATGGCGCGTACACGGAGAACACGGTGGCGCTGGCACTGGAGGTGTCGGCGTTGTTCCCAAGCCATCCGCGGCCCGTCCCAGCCCCGCCCGATGGCGTGTTGGCTGGGTCGTCGCCCAGGAACTTACCCGTGATGGTGTAGGTCCCGGCCCGGACGTTGCTCATCAGGGTTACGCCTGTGGTGTCGTAGGCGCCTGCTGCGGAGGTGTAGGTGCTGACCGTTACCTGCTGGTCGAGTTCGCCGCCGCTGATGGTCAGCTGCCACACGCCGCCCTGGTTGTTGCGGTAGGTGTGGAAGCGGAGTGCGGATCCGGCGTTGTCCACGGTGATGGTGGCTGTGAACGTCGCCGGGGTTGCCTTGTCGGTGGTGTAGTTGAACGCGCCGCCAGCGACAGAGGCGTAGGTGCCGGCGAGTGTCATGTCAGTGCCGATTACCTTGGCCGCCTGGACCGTGATTGGGGTGCTGGTGCCTGCCCAGATGTTGGCTAGGACGCGGTAGTCGTCGCCGGCCGTGGAGCCGTAGAACTGATACGTCACATGCGCGCCGGACGGGGTCAGGCAGGACACTTCGACTTCGTTCGTGCCGGTGTTCTTCTTCAGCTGGAGCTTCGTGCACTTGGACCGTGCCGCGAGGGCCTGTACGTAGTCGTACTGGTCAGTTGGGAGGCCCGCGGGGATCTGCGGGACCGGGACCTTGGCTGCGGCGTCGAGGGACGCTACACCGTTCGCCGCGGCCTTCTGTGCGGCGTCCAGCTTCGGGGCTGCGGCAGCGGCGGCGAGGGCCTTGACCTGGGTGTTGGTGTTCGTGCCGTTCGTGGAGACGAGGGAGGACACGCCGGAGTCGTTCGCCGCTGCCTGATTCGCCGCCGAAGCCGCGTAGGAGGCTGCGGAAGATGCGGAGTCGGCAGACCGGCTAGCGGCGTCCTGTGCGGCCGCGACAAGGGCCTCAGCCTGTTCCGTGCCCAGCCCCGGAGAGGACGGCACCCGTACCACGGAAGCAAGGTCAATGACCGATCCGGAGGGCACCGCGAAACTGTGCGTCGGAATGGACGGGGTGACGCCGCTGATCGCGTTGAAACGGTACTCAGCCGACCACGTCCACCCATCAACACTCAGATCCGGATCATCCGTAGCCACCAAACGCACACCACGATAAGCCGGGGTGACACCGTCAGGCATCGGCGTGCACAGGTAACCGTCAGTGTCCAGCACCGCCACAATAGGCAAGGGCAGGATGGTCGCCGCGTTCGGTGACGCTGTCGGATCCGGGAGGTACCCGACAGAGGCGGTGAACTTGACCGTCCCACCAAGGGGGATCGCGTCCGGTTCCTGGTCCCCGTCGCCGCCATCGACAACACCGGCCAGGAACTGACCGGTTACCCGGCCGGTCGAAACATTCGTAGGCAAAAGCAAGGGGAAGCCTCCTGTGGCTCAGCACGGCCCCGGGGAATGCCCGGGGCCGTGCAGGGTTTAGTAGATCGGGGCAGGGCCGGTGAGCTTCGTCCACATGTTGACCACGCGGCCGTCGTTGGACCCGACCACGAGCTCACCCGTGAGAGACGGGCCCGCGATGGTGCGGATACCGAGGCCAGCGGGCTGGTTGATGGTGTCCTGCCACAGCAGCTTGAAGTTGAACCCGTCGTAGGTGCCGACGATGAACGACGGTGCCGGGTTCGTCTCCGCGGAGAAGCCGAACAGGACGGGCCCGTCGTCGCCTTCACGCCGTACCCGGTGGATCGCCTGGCACAGGTTCGTGCGGGTCACCCCGTCATCGCCCGGGATGGTGTAGGCCTGCTCAATCGGGTACGTTCCGGTGCGTTTGCCCTGGGCGCGGTCGATCCTTTGCACACCGTTCGGTGCCACGTCCGTCCCGAACAGGATTGCCTTGGGCATCGCGATGATGCCGACCACCTGATAGGGGTCGTTGTTGACCGGGCCGTAGAACGCCGTCTGCCACGACGCGCCGAGGTCATCCGAGTACAGGATGCCGTTCGTGTCGTCCCCGAACGTCACCCAGATGCGGTCCCAGTACGGATCCCAGCACACGCCGTGAACATGGTTGCCGGTCGGGGTGGACCTACCCTGCGTGGCAAGGTAGGCGTTCAGGTCAAAGACCGTGGACCAGGTTTTGCCCGAGTCGAGGGACATGTAGACGTAGCGGGCGTTCTCGGTGACCGTGTTGCCGTTCCAAGTGGGGAGTTTCGGCCCGTACTCGGCCATCAGGACGATGTTCTTGTACGTGCTGAAACCCCACGAGGCGTTGAACGTGGCGTAGGGTGCGTGCGCGGTGAGGACCTTGGACCAGGTGACGGTGCCGGTGCCGTAGCCGCTGGAGAGCCACAGCTCCCGCGGGTCCGGGTCAACCTTCGTGCAGGCGATCAGTTCACCGTTGTCGAGCTGCCGAACCCACGTAAACGGATCCGCAAACACCTTCAGGTCCGTCCACGTCGCCCCGTTGTCGCGGGTCTCTTTGAGTCGGCCAGCGGAGTGGTTGCCGTTGAACCCGACCGTGCGGTCCTTGTTGTACTCGGTGATGATGTCGCCGGAGTTAGCCGCGGTCAGGGTCGGGGACCAAGCACCGAGCGCTGCGCGGGTGGGGTCGCCGGGTCCTGCGGTGGTTGCGCCTCCGGGTGTGCTGGAGGTGGAGAACGCCCGGATTCCCCACGCGCCCCACACCCCGGCTGCAGGCAGTCGGCGCCGGTACACGTCCGGGTTGTCACCGACCGGGGTGAACTCCTGGATCACGTCGCC